AAATATTATTAAAGAAATAAATGATTGCAAAGATGAGTTTATACTTTATATAAATTATAATAAGAATAAATTTATAAAATTCAATAATATTATCCAACAAGTGAAAAAATATTATACAAATATTAAAAATATTAAATATAAATCTAAATCCATTGAACATTTTTACAAAGACACATTTTCATCAAATTTTGATGAAGCCAATTTTAATAAATTTATTTTTAATTATTATTTTAATTTTGAAAATAACAAAATACAAATTATAAATCCAAACGAACAATTAAAAATAAACATAGATGATGAAATAAAAATAAGTTTAGATGAAATACAATTTGATAAAATAATAGATAGTGATAGTGATACACTTAATAAATCTACTAATCAAGATATACTCGTAAATATGACTCTATTATCTATATATTATTCCACCAATAATGATCATGATAATAAAGATAAATTTAAAAAAATAGTAAAAGAATTGTATTGTATAAATAGATATTATTATTATAATGATGATTTCATGATGTTTTATCGAAATATAAATACTTATATTTTAGAGAAAATTATTGGATTTATATATTATCCAATACGTCTAGCTTTATATGAAAAAAAAAGAATTGACGAAGGTATAAATAATATAAATGAAAAAATAGAAAAAATAAAAGAAAAAATAAAATCATATACAAATATATATGACAAAATAGAAAATTATATTGATGACTCAACAATTGAAGTTAACGTTATAATTAAAGATAACCCAGGACCCCAAATTTGGGGAGAAAATGACACTAATAAAGAAGATATTGAAATAAAGTATAATGGAACAGATTACACACTATCAAAATTGGGATATATAATTTATAAATTATACACAAAGGATATAGATTATTATAATAAATATGAGACAAGAAGCTAATTGAATTTAACAATAATTTTAACCATTTCTTTTTTAATGCATTTACACGCAGAAATAGACAATTCTTCTCTTTTTTTGCGTGTTTTTTCGCCATCACATGAACTTTCTGTACCATCACTTTTTAATGACAATTGTTTACGTTTTGAAGTACTATTTCTCAGATTCATGTCTTTTTCTATAACATCATAATTATTTTCAATAAAATGAATTATGTTGTTATCAATTGCCCATTTAAAAAAGTTCAATTGTCCAATGGTAGTTTCCATACATTTTTCATTATTATAAGGAATAGAAATTCGTTCCCATCTACAAAACGGATCAAATCTTTTTTTGGAATATGCTTTAAGTTTTAATTTATAATCATTATAAACTTTAAATCGTATAAATTCATTAGAATCATAACCTCCTCCTCCTTCTCCTCCAATAAACCGTTTTAATGGTATTTCATAAACAGTATAATATTTTTTTGCAAAATTTGTAACAAACCAATCTACAATTCTTAATGAAATTTTGGATTCTCCGTTAATGATATACATCATTTTATTTAAATTTTCTTTATTTTTATAAAATTCCATTAAATTATTAAGTAATAATTCATTTTGGGTATTTGTACGATTAGAAGTATATGCCGACATTATTATTCTTTGCAAATCAACCGATTAAAAATCTTTATATCATTTGTATTTGTGTATATATTAACCTAATTTATCCCGTAAAATTTGATGTAGTTCAATATTTTTCACAGGATGATATAATTTATTTGGATTATTTACATTCGATTCTTCCCAAAATTCGTTATAAGTTATACATGATAATTCAGGAGGATTATCAATTATTAAATTGTAATGTAATGCTAATGTATTAAATAATGCCTCTACAAATAATAAAGGTCGATCAATTCGATAATGATCGACACAATTTAATAATTTATTTGATACCCGAATACAACAAACCAAACTATGTGCCCAAGGTGTACCAATTTTATGAATGATATTAACCCAATGATTCCATCCAAAATGAATATTTCCATTATAATTTATTTCATGAAATGAGGAAATTAAATCACTAGTTGGATATTGATTGTCGATATTTTGTAGTATTTGTTCATGATATAAAAATACATCATCTTCTAAAAACCATATATAGGAATGTTTGATTTGGTTAACACAATTAAAAAAATATAAAGCCTTATCCCAGGCAACAATTTCTTTTAAATTAGAGGCAATCGAACTCCCATAATAATTATGGGATTTACAATCTTCATCCTTTATTTGAATGAAATGAATGTCATGATGTAAAAAAGTATTATTTATTATTATTTCATTGTCATCAATGACAATATATATGGTATAGTTATCACTAAATTGTGTTAAAAATGATACCCATGATTCGTTATATTTTCGTGTTAAAATACATAAAGCCTTTTTATGAGATTCCGACATTTTGATTTTCATTGATATAAAAATAATAAAAATCAAATGCAATTAGATTAAATTTTTCCCAATATTTGTAAGAATTGGTGGAGAAATTGAGGTGATTTGAGGAAGAGGTTTACCATAAGTTTGGGGTTGTTTTGAAAAGAGTCGTGATTTTACGGAATTATGACTACATGTACGCATATTTTCAAATGCATGTATTCGTTTTTTAGAATTACTTTGTTTCGTTGATAAATGTCTCGGCATATAAGATAAATATGCAACACATCTAAAATTTGTATTTGTACGTGTTTTTAATGCTTCTGTTCCACAATGAATGGTTCTAGAATCCCATAATACTAAACTTCCTGCAGGACAAACAATTTTTGTGGGGGTACATTTTTTTTCAATATAAAAATTTAACTCAGTATTATTAAGTTTATAATAATCTTTTTTTTCTTTTGTCGATTCATTAAATTGTTCTGCAAATTCAGAATGAAATAAATGACTATTTTCTAAAATATATAATGTAGAATCCCCTTCTTCTACATTATATGCCGTTACCCACGATTGTATACATTCAAACTGATTTCTTTGAAAGGATTGATCTGTATGGAACCATAGATTTTTTTTATAATATCCTCGCCCAGTGATTTCATGAGGAGGTGAAAAACTCATTCCATCAAATGAAACCATTAAATCGTCTGTATTCCAAAATTCGGAAAAAATATTAATAATTTTAGGATTTTGTCTTATATTCCAAAGTGCTTGAGAATGACCTATATTAAAATATTGATATAACATAGAATGTGATGGATATAATTTATAAAAATGTTTATATGTCATTGTATTATTTCTATTAATTTTTTCATTATCTTGCCAATTTTGAGTAATATGTTCAAAATAATTCCACGTTTCATCAATAAACTGATTACATTCATTAGAATCCAATACATTTGGTATTATTGCAACCCCAAATGTATTTATAGTGTCTCGTAATGTTTCTTTACAACAAACATATTTACTATATTCATAGTTTGGTAATTCAAATGTCATATTGAAATAAAAATAATATTATATTAAAGAGTTAAATGGAAAAAAATAGAAAATCAATTTTATCATCATCATTCATAATAATATAGAAAATATTTATATTATTATAGTTAAATGGGAAAAGCAAAAAATCAAAAATCGAAATTAATAAATGGAAAATATTATCCACTTGTTAGTGTATGTACCCCTACATTTAATCGACGACCTTTTATACAAATGATGTTTGAATGTTTTAAAAATCAAACATATCCTAAATCTTGTATTGAATGGATAATAGTGGATGATGGTACGGACAAGATAGAAGATTTAGTTAAAACCTCTGGTATTTCAGAAATACGTTATTTTAAATTGGATCGCAAACTTTCATTAGGGGAAAAACGTAATTATATGCATACTCATACAAAAGGGTCAATTATTGTGTATATGGACGATGATGATTATTATCCTCCTGAACGAATATCTCATTGTGTAGAAAAATTAAATGAAAATAAAAATGTATTGATTGCGGGTTCAAGTGAAATATATATTTATTTCAATCATTTGCAAAAAATGATACAATGTGGACCATATTCTCCAAATCACGCAACTGCCGGAACATTTGCTTTTCGAAAAGAATTATTATTACAAACTAAATATGAAGATCATGCGGCATTAGCAGAAGAAAAATCATTTTTAAAAAATTATTCATTTCCGATGGTTCAATTAGACCCATTAAAAACAATATTAGTATTTTCACATAATCATAATACATTTGATAAAAAAAAAATGTTGGAAAATATGCATCCAGATTATTGTAAAGAATCAACTAAACAAGTAAATGATTTTATAAAACATGATTATGAATTGAATATAAAACGATTTTTTTTACATGAGATTGATCATTTATTATCCAATTACAAATTAGGAGAACCAATTATGAAACCGGATGTATTAGAAAGTATTAAAAAGATTGATCAAGAAAGACAACAAATGTTATCTAATAATAATACAAATAATACTCCTAAAATAATGTTGTCAAGATCGGGGGAATCGCCCATTGAAATGACCCATGATCAAATAGTTAATATAATTCAACAACAACAACAACAAATACAAATAATGACAACTCAAATTGCAAAACAAAATGAAATTATTGTTTGTTTACAAAAACAAAATCAAAATCAAAATCAAAATCAAAATCAAAATCAAAATCAAAATAATGGCAAATTAGAACCGTCCCAGTTTTTTAATGTAAGTGATTAATTTGTACAATAAAAAAATGTTTTTTTATTTATTTTTATTTATTTTTATTTATTTTTATTTATTTTTATTTATTTTTATTTATTTTTATTTATTTTTATTTATTTTTATTTATTTTTATTTGTTTTTATTTGTTTTTATTTATTTTTATTTATTTTTATTTATTTTTATTTATTTTGTAAACATCCATCCATTATCATTATCATTATTCATTGATAAATATCCCCCTCATGACAAAAACATTTGGCATTTTCTGCACATAAGAAATAAATAGTAGATGTATTAATATATTCTCCACAAATCCCACAACTTGTTGCTTGAAATTGTTTATTACTTGTATATTGAGGATCAACACAAAACGCCCACGTTTCATCTCTATCATCCGTTTTTCTTACGGATAATTTTGCGTATTTTATATTATAAATTACACGATTAATTCTCATTTTTAAATCATGTTCTGCTTTGGGGATAAACAAGAAGCTTTTGATAATGTTTGTAAGATCTTCTGCATCCAACAAACGATTAATGATGATTTTTTTATAAATATCATCATTATAATGGTTAAATGATTCAATGCCAATATATGAATTACGTTCCATTTGATTACGTTCCATTTATTATATATGAATTCTTTCTAATACTATTTCAAATAAAAAAGAATTAATAATTCAATTTTTTACACCATTTTACACTAAGTGATATCAAAATTATCTTCACTTAAATCTTCTTCAATATTTTCTTTTTTAATATTTTTGTCTAAATATCTATAAATTCGTTTAATATCCAATTTACTAATATTATAATTTTCAAATAGTTTGTCATGATTGTTATTTATTTCTTGATTATCAAAAATCCGCAATCCTTGAAAGAAAACAATCAAATCTTTTTTATCTAAATCCAATTCTTGACATAAATTATGAACAAATAAAATATTATTATATTCTGTTGAATATTTTGTGAGAACTTTTGTAAATCTCACTTCTGTTGGATGAAATTTATTTTGGTTCTCTGGAAATGTTTCGTGATATATTTTATTATTGTAAAATGTTTTTATAAGAGAAGTCATTTCATTAAATTGCCAAATTTGATTTTGAAAAGTGATTCGATCCATATAATCGGCAAAACAAATATTGTTTAATATTTTTAAATAAAAAGGGATTGATTTTTCTTTTTTAACTTTTGTCAACATATCAACAATATTTTCATGCCATAATAAAGCAATAATTGTTCGATCTGTTTCATTAATTAATTCATTATGTAAATCAATGGATTGATAATTATTTAATAATAATTTGGTTGTTTTTTTAGTATCTTCATTAAATGTTTTTTTATGAAATACATTTTCAAAAATATGAGTATTTAACATATTTGGATTATTTTCGTGGATTTTAATTATAAAATTTAATTTTCGTAAATCTCCTTGTATATATTCAACCATTTGCATTTTTTCATCATGTTTTGTTTTAATGATTGGAATCAAATATTCTAATAATTGAATTATTTCTGGATTGGTTGGTGTTTTTAATTCAAACATATTACACACTTTTATTAATTCTTTTATTTTTTTATCAACATAATAATTTCCTATACAAATAATTGGATTGTTTGTTTTATTCTCCAATTTTTGTTTTTTGGTTTTCTTTTGTCGAATTAATTTTATTAGAGAAGTAATTCCTCCTTTATCTCCATTATTCATACCATCGATTTCATCCATAACAATTGCTATTTTCTTTTTCAAACCTTTCATCATATGTAAAACATTACAATTTGATATATTATTACTTGTAATCGTATCAATAAGTGTTTTATTTCGTATATCTCCTGCATCATATTTAATAACGTCATAATTTAGTTCATTTAAAATCGACATAATAAACTCGGTTTTACCGCTACCAGAAGATCCATAAATATATATTCCTTTTTTAAATAAAAGATCATTTTGTTTGGTTTCGAATGAATTTAATATGTTTTTGATGTCTTTTGCCAATTGTTCTCTGTTTAAAAAAAGATTGAACGAACTTTTCATTTTTGTATTTATAGTTTGTTTTTTATGTTTATCATAAACGCAAAAACTAATTTCTTTCTCCTTTCCCTCTTTCCCTTTCCTTTCCCTTTCCCTCTTTCCCTCTTTCCCATATCAAATTAATTTCCAAAAGAACTAAAATCAGCGGTTATAGGAATAAAATTAGATGGAGTTGAATTACTTGCTCCATATTGTGAATAGTTATTTATACCGGCAATAGATGAACTAGTACCGGCTTCAGAAAAAGGAGTTTTATTCTCTTTATTATTGGGGGGTAACCCATTATTCAGACCACCGGTATTTAAACCGCTAGTATTCAGACCACCGGTATTTAAACCGCCCCCCATCCCATTATTATTTATATTTGTATCACTTTTACTATTTAATGAAATTGAAAGTAAAGAATTATTATCACCTTTTGGTGGTTCTGTTTTTTTCGTAGTATCATTATTTGTTAGTTTGTTGCAATTTACACAACTACCATTAAAACTTGGACAGGTTGGACAACTTGGACACACCGGAGGTACAATTTGAGATTTTAATATATAATCGTCATCTTTATTTGTTGTATTTGTTGTATTCGTACAAGTATTTGTATTTAAACTACCAGACGATGAAGTTGAACCTGACGTATTAATTTCAGAAGGTATACGATAGGTATATGTTGATATAAAATTATTAGTATTATCTAATGTAATATAAAAAATCAGGGTTTTAAATTGATTTTGCATATACAATACCATATTGTTATCATTATCTGAAACAATCCATGGTTGAAAAATAGTTTTAGGAATCGTTTTTTCGCGTGTAGATTTATCAGTGATTACATTACCATAACGATTGTATATAGTTATTCCAGTTCGTGAATTAATAATTAAATAACTATTTGTTGAATCATATTTAACATTCGTTGTAAGTTGATGAACTTTTTGGTTTGTATCATATAATGGTTCTATTATTTCTTTGTCATTATTTGGATTATTATCTAAAATCGCTTTTCCTACAATAATATCATCCACACTATCATTATAATCATATTTTTGAGGATCCCCATTTTCATTAAATAAAAAAGATGAAACATGTTTTCTGGTGCTTACATTAATAATATGAATAAATGTGGAGGTTGACCAAGGTATATAAGAAACCATATATCTATGAGTATTTAATGATCGAGTGGTATAATAATAAGGTATTGACGTATGAATATCTGAATTAAAAATAAAAGGGATTTTACTTTCTTCTGTATCAAATGCAGTGACTGCGTTTTGTCCACAAACTAAATTTCCATTTAACATAACATTCCCATTACATGAAGTTCTATATTTGTCGGAACTATTCCCATCACGAGTGATAACATAAATACTATTAATTGATAATCCTTTATTATCAATATTATCAATATTATAATCAAAGGATAATGAGGAAGGTGATGTATTTCCCGTATTCCCAGACAATGGAACCCCATCAACTTCAATTAAGTTTCCATTTGTCGTATCATAAAATAAATTATCAAATAATTTAACAACATTACTTGAAGAGGTTGAATATTGAGGAATATATACATATTTTAATGGTGTTGTGTTATAATTGAAATTAACAAAAGTTTCGGTATTTGAATTTGAATTTGAATTTAAATTGATATATTTACTAAATATCGATGATAAAATCAATGTAACTAGTAATATAAGAAACAATAATAAAGGGGTTATGTTCATTGTATATATTCTAACCGGCGAAAATATATTGTTTTATACACCACTTTCTAACCATTTAACACTTAAATAAAAATGAACAAATATATATAATAAATAAATATATATTTGTTGTGGGGGTATGTGGTTTGGTTTGAATATTGGATGTTGAGTTATTTATGATTTGGTTTGAATATTGGGTTTACATAAAAAACATTTTATTTTCAATTGTTTTTTTGTCAATAAAAGAATATTTTGTTTGACTATCCATAATACTATATCCAATTAATAATTTATCTTCTCCGGGTAAATGTACAAATCCTAAAGTATATTCTACTTTAGATTTTTCAAAAGTAAAAAAAGGAGTATATTTCTTCACTTTGTAATTAATAGCATCTAATACAACTAAAATATGGTAATAATAACGTCGATCTTCATAACTTACTGAATGACAAATAAACCAAATTTCATCCTTTATTTTTACTCCATTTGTAGAACCTCTTAAATGACCAAAAAAAGGAGGAACATTAATTTCATTTGTTTTAACAAATTGATTTTCAATAATATCTCCTATTACTAAAGGAGACCATCCATAAATTACTTTCATTTGATTTTCATTGTTCTCAAAGAGAACCCAATTTTTTTCAACTGAATTTTGAGGATGATTTTTGGATGAAATTAAATTTGAAACGACCATTTTATTTTCAATATCAATAATTCCATGTTCAATTTGTATATTATGATAATCGAGTCCACGATTGGCATTAAAGTATATATGAGGTTTACTAGATAATGAAAATAACCGAATATCTTCTAATCCAACATATAAATTATCAATTGTTTTATCATAACCGAGAACAAATTCATTTATTTTGACCCATTTTGGATTCGAAATATCAAAAATAGCAATTACATTTTTAGTTGAAATAACTCCTCTATTTTCATATCCACCTTGACTATTAATAGTATAATCAACAAATCGTAGATTTACAATTAATTCTTCATTTGATGTTATAGAAATACTGGGAGTACTCGATTTAAAAAAAGAAGATTGTTGTATTTCAGGGATTTCAATTGCAATTAAATTTAATAAATCGATATTGTGCTTGTATATTTGGTCTTGGTGATGGGGGTCCAATGAAATCGAAGGTAAATCTAATAATATTGGATTGGCATAAAATTTATAATTACTAAAGACATTTTTTGCAATATTATCTTCTAAAAAAGGACAATTCAATACTTTCATAGAACATTTACATAAATCATAATTCATATAATTACAATAATACCCAATAATAGACAATTCATAATCAAGTTTATAATCATACACATCTTTTTGTAAAAACAAATAATCAGTATGATTATGTTTTGTTCGTTCATTATCTGCCATGACATAAAAACCATATGCTAAATTGTTTTTTCCATTACATCGAAGATGATGTATAATTTCATATAAATTTTCAATACGATTTGGAAAAAAATTATAAGCATCCATCCACCAATGTACTGCATTCACCATATCATTTAATTGTTTATAACATTTTCCAACACTATAGTAACTATGCCAAATTTCATCAAACCATCCTCCAATTTGAATGCGTTTTTTATAGGTTTCGATTGCTTTTTCTAATTGTCCATTATCTCGATAACTATTTGCTAAATAAAAAGTGTATCTATCATTATTTGGTTCTGTTTCCAATCCTTTTTCAAGTAATTTTATATCTCGTGCGAATTTGTCACTTTTACACCCTCCATCCCCGACATCATTTATAAATACTTCACTCTTTTCGAATTTCCCATATTTCGTTCCTTCTGGTGTTTTTACATATTCATGGGTAACCCCCCAATAACAAAAATCTTTGTGGTTTTTTACTATTCGAACATTTTTATAAAAAAAAGAATCTGATCCTTGATAAATATAAAATACATCCTCTTCTTTTTTATTTAATTGATTAAATAAAATATCTTGGGTAATTTTTTCATCGATTTGTAATATCATATCTGCATCCATTAACAAAATATAATTTACATCAAAATCATTACATGCTTTTAATGCAAATGATCGATTATATCCGAAATCTCTAAATGGTTCTTTAATAATTTTCCCGGGAATATATGTTTTATATGTTTTAAAAAACGTTTCGATTTTATAAATAGTATCATCACTACTTCCAGTATCACAAATACAATAACAATCGATATATGGAGCCACGGAGAATAACATTCGATCAATCACATTACTTTCATTTTTAACAATCATATTTAAACATAAATTTTTATTTTTTATTTCGGAAGATAGGGTGATATTTTGTGTTTCATATGTAAAGGTTACGTGAGGTGTCGGGTTTGGGTTTGATGGGTTAGGGTCTTCTAAAGAAATAGATTGTTTTTTGTTTTTGTGTTTTTTATCTTTTCCCATGTGTAAATTGGTATTTTAACATTTTTAGATCCTTTATAAATTTATATTTTTATTTAGAATCATGGTAAGTAAATTGTATTATATTATATTATATTATATAATATGTTTGCAAAATCATATTATGACACGGATTCTATTCGTAATCATGTAATTCAAAGTACTGGAAGTGGAAAATATATATTAAATACTCCTGGGAATGGGGTAAATGTTCCATATATGGAAGATTCAAATATTCGTTTACAAAAATGGGGGGCAAATATGATGTCAAATACAATTAATTTAGAAAATGATTTGAAAGGGTTGACCAGAAAAATAAATCGTGACAATATTGAAGAAAATTGTTATATTAAACATTCAGTGAATGTATGTTCTAACCAATATCCAACAGAAAAATGTTTTATAGATGAAACCCGACATAGTAATCCGGCATGGTTATTAAGAGGAATTGACAATAATCGTTGGGATTTTCCAATTGTAAATCCCCAAGCATGTCTCGATAAACAATTTCAAGAGAATATTCAAACAAGAATTTTAGAAAAAGATTATTATAATAATAGACTATTTAGGTAAGTCTAATAAACGATCATTATGATCACTTAAATACCATTGAATAGAACATGATGTATTGGCTTCTAACCATGCCCAAAAATTGACTTCCCATACAATTTTATTAAATTGATGAATGAATTTAGGAAATTCTTCTAAATATATTTGATAAAATTCATTCAATGAATTTTTATTTCCAATAAAAAAAGTGCCACAATATCTCCAATGAATATTATTTAATATTGCATCTGCATTTTGATATGGAATTTTATCCCAACATCCAGGAAACCAATTTCCATTTTTTGAAAAATCGAAATGTTGAATTTTATTTAAGGATTCTTTTTTATTATGAAATAAATATGACATTGAAAAATCAATCCATGCAAATGTATTCGAATTCCAATAATTCCATTGAATAGCATCATTTATAAATTCGATTTTTGAATTCATTAATGTCATATATTCAATGGTATCTTTTTTGGAATTTCTTCTTTCGGGTAAAATACAATCCCCTTGTAATTGAAATTTGTTCATACATAATTTATATGTTTCAGTGGTTCTCCAATCGAATTGCATGATTTTAATATTATTTGAATATTCTTTTTCTAATAATTGTAATATCGGAAAAAAATGTTCACATCCATAAATACATATTTTAATTCCAGTATTTGCCAATTCACGAAAATGTTGTAATCTCCATTCTGTGTTTTTATGTTGAAAAGGTATTTCCTCTTCTTTATAAATTTGTATTAAACATGTAACAAAAGTAATTTGAGAAGAAGAAGATGTTTCTTTGTAATTCATTGTTATTGTTTATGTGATTGATATAAAACAATATTATTTAAATAAATATATAATTTAAAATATATTTATTTATTATATATTAGTAAAAAATAATGGGTCGTCATCGTAGTACTAAAAAGTAAAAAGTATATGCCACATCAACCGATGATGATGATTCAACCTATTCACTAAGTAATCCATCAACCGATGATTCAACCGAACGTTTTACTCTTAAAACACTTAGAGAATCAAGACCCCCTCAAGACGACCATCATTCCCCTATTCGTGAAAACAGGTGGGTCAAATTAACAAAACAGGAAGCCCGTTATAAAGAAGAGATAACAAAATTGGATGCTACAAATATTGATGAAATACTTAAAATGTGTATGGATTTGTTTCACAATACATATAATAATAATAAAGATGAAATAAACAATCTTGATTGTGAATCAGTGTATCAATTAATATTTTTGCCATTTCGTTCTCAAATAGTTTATCTTCTTGATAATGAAACATCAGTTGTGACTCACAATCCCGATAAAAATTTTATATCAAAATGTACACAAATACTAAATACCATTGAAAACGAAAACAATAAATACGAATTTCTTAAAAGATTTCCTTGTTATATTAGAGAGAGAATGGAGGAAAAACGACTTGAAGATTTTGGTCGTAACTATTCAATTCCCAGAGGAGGAACTAAGAGTAGAAAAATAAACAAAAAAAAAACAAGACGATACAAAAAACGCAAAAACAAACAAAAAACAAACAGAAACGTTAAATAATAACGTCATTCAAATTACTATAATGCAAAATATTATGTTTAATAATTTCTTCTTCTTCATGATGGTTTCCCATAAATGTTTCTCCTCCATCTATAAATGAATGATTTGTCATTAATAAAATAATTTTACATTTTCCATAATTTGGTTTGATCCATTCATGTAATATTTGCATTTTAGAAGTATCTTCTAATAAATCTTTTACTAAAATAAAAAATAAACCGGATATAATACAGATATTATCATTATATACCATTAATTTGTCATGATATTGTTGCATATAATCATGAAATTTAATACATTGGTTTTTATATTCATTAATATTTTGTTCGATATTGTTTACAAATAATGGAGAAATATGTAAATATGTTTTATGTTGGGTTGATTGCATCATTAAATTAAACCGATTAATACATCGTACAAAATATAAATGATCATCCGAATTTGTTATATTATAATGATTTAATGCAAGATGATATTGATATGAATTTTGTTCATTAAATTTATAAAGAGGTTGATAATGCATATTAACATATAAATGTTCATCACAAATATAATTATCGGTGATTGTTTCCATATGTCCATATGTTTTAGTATGTTTAAATTTATAATTCGATGTATTTAAAAAATGGTGAAAATCCGTTTCCATACAATCAATAATAACATCCAACCGCGAAATTAACCAATCAAATGGATAGCTTTCTGTTTTAAGTCCCATATTTTTTAAAATTCCGGCAGAAGAACATCTAAATCCAACTGAAAATATTTTATGTTCTGGAATTGGGGGAGTATCCATTTAACAAAATAATTTAGGTTCTTTTTAAATTGTTATAATATATTCATATGATATATGGAAATACTTTTACCAGTGATTGCATTAGGGGGGTTATATATAATTAACAAACAAACGAATGAAAAGGAGAATTTTGAAAACAAAAAACATATATTACCAAATGAAAATATACCAAATCGTAATTATTGGCCGGATGAATTCCCGGTAGAACCAACGGATATAGATGAAGCACAAACCAGTTTTTTATCAAAAAATAATCGGTATGGAGGAGGATTAGGAGAGACTGTATATACCGATAAATATTTTGCGAAGAAACACCCCCAAACAAATAATCAACACCCCCAAACAAATAATCAACACCCCCAAACAAATAATCAACACCCCCAAACAAATAATCAACAACCCCAAACAAATAATCAACAAAAATTCATATCTTTAACAGGAGAAGAAGTGGATAGTGATTATTTTACACATAATAATCAAGTTCCATATTTTGGAAGTAAATTAAAAAATAATCATTTAGACGCAACCTCAAATGAAGCATTATTGGATGCTAAAAACGGGGGCGGATCACAAATTAATTCCAAAAAAGAACAATCTCCTTTATTTACTCCTGGGAATTCTCTTCAATGGGCAAATGGTGCACCATCTGCGAGTGATTTTATTCAATCCCGTGTAAATCCATCTATGCGAATGGCAAATACAAAACCATTTGAAGAAGAACGAGTTGGTCCTGGATTAGGGTTGGGATATACAACAGATGGATCTGGTGGATTTAATTCTGGAATGAATATGAGGGAATCTTGGTTAGATAGGGGGGTAGATGAATTGCGTGTAGCAAATAAACAAAAAGCATCAGGGATTGGAATGTTAGGACATGAAGGCCCGGCGAATAGTATGATAAAAAATACAGGAATGATTGGAAACGTCGAAAAATATAATCCCGATTCTTTTTTTGAAATGGATCAATCCCGTTATTTTACTACTACAGGAGTTGAAAAAGGTCCAACTCTTCATGGTATACCGGTATACCATCCTCAATCCCGAAATGAATGTAATATGACATATAGTGGGGTGGCTAGTGGACAAAATCCATCGACTTATATTAATGGGGAATATATGCCATCTCATAATCAATCATTGAATCCATATCCAATCATGTCGGCGAATGCAGTGGGTCGAAATTATGCAACAGAAGAAGATTATGGGTATAAAACAAATTTTGCATATCCAAATAATCGAACACAAAATACACAAGATGAATATTATGGTATTGTTGGAGGAGTTGTCGGGGCAGTAGTTGCTCCTTTATTAGATGCTTTAAAACCATCACGTAAAGAAAATACAATTAATTCATTAAGACCTTATCAAAATCCAAAATCTGAAATCCCCAAATCTTATTTATTTAATCCAGATCAATTAAATACAACAATTCGTGAAACGACTGAAAATATATCTTATATGAATGTGGAGAATCAACATAAAGGAGGAGCCTATACAGTAACCGAGGTTCAACCTATAAATAATAGTCGTATGAATACAGGGGATTATTATTATGCGGGAGGATCTTCTGCCGGAAGTAGAACTCAACAACCTAGAACATATGACGCAGAATATAATCAACATAATAATGATATAAAATCCTCCACTATTCGTGGATATATGGTAAAAGGAAATATGAATATATTCAATTCCAATATTAAAATGACCAATTCTTCTGCCAAAGATGATATTTTAGTAAATGATCGGGATGTTGTTCCAAATATGCCGATTCATACACCGAATGTATCAAGTATGGGAAAATTACAAGGAGCAAATAATTATTTGCAAAATTTAGACGATCGAAATACATCTGATTTATTAGATAATTTAAAAAATAATCCATATGCATTAAATATTACAAATGGAATATAGAGAACAAACAAAAGAATCAAATCAAATCAAATCAAATCAAATCAAATCAAATCAAATCAAATCAAATCAAATCAAATCAAATCAAATCAAATCAAATCAAATCAAATCAAATCAAATCAAATCAAATCAAATTAAATCAAATCAAATCAAATTAAATCAAATCAAATCAAATTAAATCAAATCAAATCAAAATATATTATAGGTTATTATTTATAATATATTTTTATAAAAATAAAAAATCAAATCAATGATATTCACAAATTGCATCCAAATTCATTAAATTTACTTTTTTGGGTATTTTTTTAGTAAATTTAAATTGTTTAAATAAAGGTATATTTAATTCTTCAGATGGAATACAATTATGAACAGTGCGACTAATCATTTTATATAATTTAAAATTTGGATAACGTTCATCCCCGTTGCTCTTATATAATACATTTTTCCCATTATCATCTGTACACCATTTTTTAATGGTTTTTTGAAATTCATCCAATTTTTCATTATCATCATCTTCAATAATAAAATCATAAATTGAACATGCTAATCTACATAAATCAAAACTATAATTTGGATCCAATCTTGGTTTCGATTCATTAAAAAATGGTTCAAAATTATATTGAGAATGAGCATCTCCTTGAGGACCAAAACTATCACTACATAATATTTTATTTTGAATTTTATAAATACTTCTCCCAAAATCGATTATTTTAAATATTTTTCCATAAGTTGGAACTTTATAATTTTTATTTTCAAATTGGTAATATAAAAAATCAATATCTGTATCAATATACATAATATTATTTGTGTGTAAATCATTATGTGTAAAATGAAATATTTTCTGATAAAGTGCTAATGTAATAACTATTTGAAATAATGCACTGGTCGCGGTTAAATCATCCATTTCATTATTCATAAACAAACTGTCCAATGTGTCACTACATTTTTCTAAACATATCATTTGTACTGGGAAATCATTCATATATGCAATAACTTTATCTTCTTCTTCTTCTTCTTCTTCTTCTTCGTCAGTTTCCCAATCTTCTTCTTCCCCTATTTCTTCTTCCCCTATTTCTTCTTCCTCAATTTCTCCTTCCTCAATTTCTCCTGTTTCCCCTTCCCCTTTTTTTTTCCCTTCTCCTGTTTCTTTTGTTTGTTCATCAGAAGAAAAACTACTACTACTACTACCACTACCACTACTTAGACTTGAATTACTTGAATATGATTGTTTTTCATAAATTTTTTCAATTAAAAAGTCTTTACTTTCATTAGTGATGGTGGTGGTGAGGGGGGGGTCGGTGGTTAAATTATCAAATATTACTATTTCATTTATTTCTGGAGTTTGTTCTTCAATAAATATTCGTTTTTTGTTTTTTTGAGAGTTATTATGTTGTTCATCATTTTCATTTTCATTCTTATAGGATATATTATCAATTACTATTGTAAATAATTTATCAATATTTTCATTAAAAAAAATAGAGGATTTAACATAATCAAAATCATCTGTAATATTCATTTTATATTTTTCTTGAATACCTAAATAAGATCCATAAAAATCAATTGAATGTAAAAAATCATAAGTATGTAGTAATTGAGAAGATAAAAAACAAAAAAAACAATCTACATACGAAGCATTATGGATGGTTTGTAATTTAGGAAATATAATTGATTTACATTCCGGACTATCATTTTCTTCACTTGATTCTAAACAAAAAGTATTTTCTTTTGGTAAAATTCTCAATTTATCATTATAAGATTCATATTTTCCAATCATATAACGAATGGGGTCTAATAAAGGTGCGAATTTAATAAAAACAGGTTTTTCATGAAATCCTCCATTTATATCACAAATTTGATTCATATTTACAAATTGATAAAAATGATTAAAAGTAAAATCTTTACTTTTACTTTTATCAATTATTGGAAAGAATAAAGAAAAAATGGGATTATACCATTGTAAATCTTTTATTAAAAAAGGATTATAATTATGAACAATATCTTCTTCATCAATGTCATTTTCAATATTATTTAAATCAATTGAATTTACAATATTTTTTATATTTATGCTAAATGATTTGTAATTTTGATTCATCATTTAAATTTAATTACAACTATATTCATGTTTCTTCATTTTATTATGTCATAAATAACGAAGTAAAATACGCTTAATAATCAATGAACAAAATGTATTTTTAATGTATAATTAAGATGACATTGGAATTAAAGAAATTTGATATGAAAACAATAACTTTTAAACCAGATGAAAATAAAGGACCTGTAATTGTTATGATTGGAAGAAGAGATACAGGAAAATCCTTTTTAGTAAGAGATTTATTATATCATCATCAGGATATTCCAATCGGAACTGTAATATCTGGAACAGAAGCCGGGAATGGATTTTATGCACAACATGTTCCCAAATTATTTATTCATGATGAATATAATACAGTTCTTATTGAGAATGTATTACGTAGACAAAAGGTGGTTTTAAAACAAATGAAAAAAGATTTGGAAACATATAGACGAAGTACAATTGATCCACGTACATTTGTTATATTAGATGACTGTTTATATGATCAATCATGGACACGTGATAAAATGATGAAATGTTTATTTATGAATGGTCGTCATTGGAAAATAATGTTAATTATTACTATGCAATATGCATTAGGAATTCCACCAAATCTTCGTACAAATATTGATTATGTATTTATTTTGAGAGAACCGTATTTATCAAATCGAAAAAGAATATGGGAAAATTATGCATCTGTATTTCCAACATTAGAATCTTTTAATTCGGTAATGGATCAAACCACGGAAAATTATGAATGTTTGGTAATTAATAATAATGCAAAATCAAATAAATTAAATGATCAAATTTTTTGGTATAAAGCCGAGAACCGGCCTGATTTCAAATTGGGATCCAAAGAATTTTGGGAAATTTCTAAAAATATGGATTCGGATGAGGATGAAATGTATGATCCAAATAAAGTAAAAAAACGAAATGCAAATTCTATAATAAATGTTAAAAAAACAAAAAATTAAATTAAACGAAATAATAATTCTTTTTTATTGATCGTCGTTGTCTATGTTTTCTGGTACCACCACCACTTTTCATATACGCATGATTTCCCATTCCATCCTTTCTTTTGAAAAGATTCTACTAAAAAAATTGAAACATTTTTTTGTATTTTAAAATACGGTATTGAAATTAACATTCACAATGACGAATATTATCACAACCTTACCAAGAGAGCTGCAAGTAAATACCTTCCAATTTTTGGTCAAGCCGAATGAACGAGTGCTACTAGTAGGAAATCCAGGGGTTGGAAAGACCAATTTTATACGCCGTATTAAAAAGTCCGGGTTCTCACCCCGGTATCATTCAACCGACCCGATCCAATTTAACAAAATTAACGACCGTGTCAATATTGCCGAATTAGGGGGGCTATGGAAATATTCATCCCTTTACAAAAAAGTGGCCAACCCTACACGCATCATCATAATGGCCAGTATTACCTCGTGTATTTCAATACGAGATATTACGCTTTATCACCTCCCAAAATGTCGCCAATACAACGTACCGATTACTATTATTATTAATAAAACCGACGTTCCACAGATTGATTGGAAACACTGTGAGATGAAATTATTCAGGAAGAAAATGGCAACTATTTCGTCCCAATATCCACCGATTACCATTTTATTGACTTCGATGAAAGAAAATGGTGATATTTGCCTTACCCCTCATTTTGATTATTTGAATGAGTATTGATTGTGTTTTTGTGTTTTTGCGCCTGTTTTAATTAACTAATTTAACCTACCCGTCTAGGGTATTTTTTTATGATTTTATAAACCGTGTTTGTTTTTGTTCTTTCTTTGAAAAATGATATTTCAAAGAGTTGTATACATTATGTTTAAAAATAATTAGTTAAATATTTTATTTAATTAAACCAAATAAAATATTTAAAATTCAAAAACAAAACCAATTAAGTAGTGGTATTTGTAGTGGTATCGGTGATAGTGCGTGATACAATTTCTTCATACATTTCCTTTTGTTTTTTTGTGGTATCTGTTTCTGCTTCTTGTCTGCTTTCAAAATCAGTGGTTTCTTTTACCCCAATTAATTCCCCTTCTTCATTAATTGTTTGCGTTAATAAATTACCACTCTTTTCCGCTAATTTAATATTATCTTCAATTGCTTTACGTTTTGCATCTTTTACTCGTTGATCAAATTCTTGTTTAGCTTTTGCTTCATTTTTAATTTTTTCTTGATGTAATTGATTTAATTCTTCTTCCATAAATTCCACTTTACCAGTACGATATGCATCTGGATGAAAAGGAACCCATACACCAACTGGTCCAACATAAATATCATGATTTGGATCATTTTCACGTAATGATTTACATTTCATTTCGGCTTCTTCTTGAGTTGAAAAACTACCTCTTACTTTAACTCCTCTTACGGAGGTTTCAAATAAATTTTCTTTATTAAAAATCTCATTCAATCTAGTTTCATGTTTGTCAATAAAATTGTGATAATCATCTTCTATATTATATTTTTTTAGTTTTTTTTCTTCTTCTTTAGTGAATTCATTGAAATCATTTATAACATCTTCTACCTTCAAATTATGTTTATAAGATATAAAATTAATGAATTCTGAAAACTTTTCCATTGATTTAGACAAATCCCATTGTTTTACGAAATTCTCAAATAAAAACAATTCTCTCTTTTTTAATATTTTTTCAGGTGAAATAAACGACATACATACAAATTTTTGACCGGCAATAGCGGGATCTTCATCACATAAATCTATATATTTTGGATTGGGTTTTCCATTTGCAAGCTTTTTTTTTTGAAAATGATTAGAAGAAGAGGATGACATTTAGCAAAATATATAAATTTAAAATTGAAATTTGTTTATATATTTTAATATTATTTATATTTAGAATAATTATTATTATTTTTTCACAATAATAAATAAATTATTATTTTTTTTTTATTTTTGTATAATATATAAAGATGAGCGGTTTTGATTTGTCCGAAATTCTGAAAAGAGCAATCAAATATTTAATAGAAGGTTTGGCGGTTGCTATTGTCGCAGTTCTTGTTCCCAAAAAATCATTGAATGTGGAAGAAATTATTATAATTGCACTTACTGCCGCGGCAACATTTAGTGTTCTTGATTTATTCATCCCCGCTATGGGTACTTCTGTTCGTCAAGGTGCCGGATTAGGTTTAGGATTTAATTTGGTTAAATTCCCCATTTAATTAATGAATTGAAGTGTGGAAGTGAAAATAAATAATAATTGTTATTGAAATCCCAGACAAACCCAATAATTATTTATATAATATGATGTTAAATATTATATGAATATGAATATACCAATTCGTTATTTACCAAAAAATTTATCAAAAAAAGATAAAATGATTCAATTAAATGCTTTATTAAAATCAATAAAATTTTATAAAAAACATCGGTATTATACACGTCCTAAATTAAAATCTTTCAAAAACAAACCTTCTAAACATATTCAAAATGCTATTAATATTTATGGAGTGAATAATATAACCCCTACTCAAAAATTAGCAGATGTTACCGGTTGTTCTCTAAAAGGATTAAATTCTATTGTAAAAAAAGGAGAAGGGGCATATTATTCTTCCGGTTCTCGTCCAAATCAAACCGCTCGTTCATGGGGTCTTGCCCGATTAGCTAGTTCAATTACTTCTGGAAAATCGGCATCAATTGATTGGAATATATTACAAAAAGAATGTAATCATCAAAAAAAAGCATACAAATTAGCAAAACAAAGTCGTGACCGGATGGATGGTAAGTTCTCAAGAAACAAAATTAAATAGTAGGAATAAAACACCAATCTAATTCTTCACACACTTTTTTCCATATCATATCTTGTTCTAATTGTTTTGTTCTATCTTTTAATAATGGAATATAAGGTAGATATTGAGTTTGTCCCAATAAAGTACACAATTGATATAATGTATATGTATAATTAAAAAAATTTGTACGATTAATTGGACAATGTATTGCCCATGGTTTTTGTATTTCAATAAATAATACACACAATGTTTCATGTAATTCTTCATTCATAATAGGTGGTTTAATACCAAATATAGAATTAATATATTGAATATGTTCAAAATATTTATTTAATCCCAATTTTCTTAATATTTCGCGCATCTTGTCATAATTAAGTTGTTTCAAATCCTTTATTCTTTCTTTTTTAATACGATTTCTTATCAATTCAATTACTTCTTCTGGAATCTGAGTAGTTTCTTTTGCTTGAAATTGAGATAATATTTCTTTAAAATGATTTAATCGTATATAAGCAGTATATGAAACTTCATTGGGTGGTTCTTTATTGGTAGGTTTCGAATTGTCTACTATATAAGTGACAAATTTTCCACATTTATTATTATTACATATTAATATTCCTTCTTCATCTTGAGGTATCATTTCTCCATTTCGACAATATTGACAAATGTCCGTGGATACTACAAAATCATTTAAATTTAATATTTCATTGTTTACATTTTTCCAATATTTATAATGAATATTTTTACTATTTTCATTTTCATTATTTGAATTTAACTCATTTGTGTTTTTTATTTTAAAAAAAGTATTTAATTTATTAACATTTTGACTATTATCTCCACTTGATATTTTCTTTTTTTCTTCAAAATATTGAAATATATACTTGGAATTGTTTAATAAATAATTGTTTTTTTTTTGTTTTAATTGAATTATTTTTGTTTTTATTTGAATTAATTTGTCTTTAATATCCAACTGTTTTTCAGTTGAATGTGTTTTTTTTAATAATTTTAATAATTTCTGTTTTTCTTTTAGTAATAAAGGTATTTGTTTGCATTCTATGTCATGAAACTCTTCTAACATTTCTGTATGTTTTTCATCAATTGTATTTGCTTGTTTTTTTTGAATAAAATTATTTGATATTAAAATAGTAGAAGTGGTAATGGTTGTCGACAATTGATTTTTTGAATTCATTAATGATCATTTTTTATCATTTTTATATTTATATTTTTGCAACACATTAAATTGCCTAAACAATTAATCCGCCAAACTTACTAAATTTCAATATGATTATAAAACATGAAAAATGGAAAAAGAAATGGATATTGAAAATGGAAATGGAAATAGAAATGAAAATGAAAATGAAAACAAAACATTACATAAAATGTTGTTTATTATGAATGCTTTAGAAAAAGGGTGGAAGGTAAAAAAAAGAAACGAAAATTATATATTTACAAAAAAGCATGAAAATAAACGAAAAATATTTAAAGAAAATTATTTAGAAAATTTTATATTAACAAATTTAAAAAACGGAAACAATCAAACTTTGTTTTCATTTAAATGATAAATGGTGTTAATAATTTATGAAATGATTTTTTTTTGTATAGAAACGAAATTATATTAATTTTGACTTTTATTTAGCAATAATTTCAAATTTTTTTCTTTTACAATTATATATTATAAAAAAATGGCAGGTGGTTTAATGCAATTAGTAGCTTATGGAGCTCAAGATGTTTTTCTTACCGGAACCCCCGAGATTACTTTTTGGAAAGTGTCTTATCGCCGTTACACTAATTTTTCTATGGAAAGTATCGAACAAACATTCTCTGGACAGGCCGATTTTGGTCGTCGTGTAACCTGCACTTTGAGTAGAAATGGTGATCTTGCTTACAAAACATACCTTCAGGTCACTCTTCCTGAAATTGCTCAAATAAGTGGACAAAGTGTATATGCACGTTGGTTAGATTTTATTGGAGAGCAATTGATTGCTCAGGTGGAGGTGGAAATTGGTGGTCAACGTATAGATAGACAATATGGTGATTGGATGCATATTTGGAATCAATTGACCATGACTTCTGAACAACAAAAAGGATATTACAAAATGATTGGTCACACGACTCAATTGACTTATATCACAGATCCCGTGTTCGCAGAAATTTCTGGACCATGTGCCGCAAATGGTGGACCTTCTCAGGTATGTGCTCCTCGCAAAGCACTCCCAGAAACTACTTTGTATATTCCTCTTTTGTTTTGGTTTTGTCGAAATCCTGGTTTGGCTCTTCCACTTATTGCTCTTCAATATCATGAAGTCAAGTTTAATATTGATTTTAGACCTATCGGTGAGTGTCTTTGGGCAGTAAGTAATTTAACAGGTACAGGTACTATAACTTCAACTGGCTCTTATCAACAATCATTAATTGCCGCGTCACTTTATGTTGATTATATATTTTTGGATACAGATGAACGTCGTAAAATGGCACAAAATCCTCATGAATATCTTATTGAGCAACTTCAGTTTACTGGGGATGAATCGGTTGGTTCCTCTTCAAATAAAATAAAACTAAACTTTAATCATCCATGTAAAGAATTGATTTGGGTGGTTCAACCAGATGCAAATGTTGATTATTGTGCTTCTTTAACTGGGAGTTCTACTCTATATAAAACACTTGGAGCTCAACCATTTAATTACACAGATGCAATTGATGCTCTTCCTCCCGCTATTCATGCATTTGGTGGTCCGGGTGAGTTAAACGGAGCTGCTGCATTTATCACAAATAATCTCTTTCAAATGGCAGGTGCAACAAATGCTGCCACTGCAGGCGCCAATAGTGAATGGGGGGGCGCAACAACACCTTATCCTTTTGCGGATACAGATGGTTATGGTACTTTACCGGCGGCGGGTAACAATACTGGTTCCACTGTCAGTGATGCAGGAACGTTTGTCTTGGCAGAAACTGCTCTTGATATGCATTGTTGGGGAGAAAACCCTTGTGTTACTGCCAAACTACAGTTAAACGGACAGGATCGTTTTTCGGAGCGTGAAGGATCTTATTTTGATGTGGTTCAACCTTTTCAACACCATACCCGTGCCCCTGATACTGGAATTAATGTTTATTCTTTTGCATTGAGACCTGAGGAACATCAACCATCTGGAACATGCAATTTTTCTCGTATTGATAATGCCGTTTTGCAACTTATCTTGTCGAATGGAGCGGTAGGAGGAAGTAATACTTCCAAAGTTCGCGTTTATGCAGTTAATTACAACGTCCTTCGTGTGATGAGTGGTATGGCCGGTGTTGCTTACAGTAACTAAATACCATTTTCAATTGAAAAATCAAAATCAAAATCAAAATTTAACAAATCAACAAATTTATATTTAAATATTTTATTCTTTATAAAATATTTAAACAGGTTATAAAATGAATATGGAAACCATTTTTAAATATACTTTATTTATAAATTTAAAAGAAAGAATTGACAGATTAGAACATATTAATAAAGAATTACCAAAAATTGGAATTTCGAATGCAGAAAGATTTAATGCTTGTAAAGTAACAAATGGTGCAATTGGATGCACAATAAGTCATATTAAATGTTTAACTATTGCAAAAGAACGAAATTATCCATATGTATTAATTTGTGAAGATGATATTGAATTTTTAAATCCAACTATTTTTAAAGAAAGTTTAACTAAATTTTTAAATTCCACTTATTTTAATACATTCGACGTTTTAATGTTGGCAGGAAATGTTGCCCCCCCTTATGAAAAAAAAGATGAATTTTGTATTCGAGTTTATAATTGTTTAACTACGACTGGTTATTTAGTAAAACAACATTATTATGATATATTAATAAATAATTATAAAACAGGATTGGACAATTTAATAAAAAATCCCAATAATAAACGACAATTTGCAATTGATGTATATTGGAATTCATTACAACAAAAGGATAATTGGTATTTAATTCTTCCATTAACCGTTGTTCAAATGGAAAGTTATAGTGATATTGAAAAACGCAATACAAATTATAAACATTTAATGACAGATTTAGACAAAAAATGGTTATACCGTTCTTCTCAAAATCCTATTTGAAAATAAGAAGATAATGAATCTTTTGATTTTTTGTAATTTATTTGAGTATTTATTTCAGAATGAAATTGTTTTTTTGCCATTTTTTCTTTAAAAATATTCTCTTGTTCTAATAATATTTTTTCAGGATTCGAAACTGGTTTTAATTGAGAAGAATCATTACGACATTTAGAATAATTATCTATTGAAGAGTATTTTGAACCGTCATAATCCTTTTCACTTACTAAAAAAACAGTTTGTTCTTTATGAACTTTACGTAAATCATCATATTTTAATTTACTAAATATATCACAATTTACATAATCTTCGTCTTCCTCTTCTCCACTAATAAAAAATGAACTAGTTGCTCCATTTGTATTTGAATACATATGTTCAACCCCTTTGTATTTTATTATACCTCTATTTTGTTGTTTAATATTTTCTATAACACCTCCCATATTTTTACTTGTAATCGGTTCTTTGATTTCAAATTGAGGTTCATTACTATAAAACCAATCATTTTTATCGGAATTGGGTTTTGAATTTATATTTTTTTCAAACATTTCGTTAAATTTAATATTAAAATCCTTTTTTACCATTTGTTTAATATTTTTCGCAACTTGTTCATCACAATCATCCATCTCTACATTATATTGTGTATTTTTATGATTTACTTCTCCATTTATTTTGTTATTATTATTATAATAATTTACAATAATATCAAATGCTTTTTTATAAAATAAAAAATAATTAGAATGTAATTTCGATTTATCTGGATGTGTCATGAGAACCTTTTTTTTGGCATGTTTTAATTGTTCCAATGAAATATAAATTGTTTTAATATCAAATAATTCCAATATTTCCATAAAAGAATAAGAGGTTATATCTAAATTATGAAAATCTGTCATAAATTATTATAAAATAAATATAAATTTTTATATAAAACAAAAAATATATATATTGTCATATTATTTATCAAATGAGTAGTACTTTATGTACCAATGAATGTGTTATTGACAATGAGTTTAATCTTACTTCCATTATATATGGAATTAAAACTAAATTCGAATTTGAAGATATTCTTAAAAACAACAAAGGAATTATTATTTTAAAATTTCAAGCTGATTGGTGTGGTCCTTGTCAAAAAATAAAAACAATATTTAATGAAAATATTAATCGTTCAAATTTTCATCAAGTATATATTATTGATGTGGATGAATGTTTTGAAATTTATGCATTTTTAAAAACAAAAAAAATGGTGAAAAATATTCCTACCATGTTAGCATATTATAAAGGAAATCATAGTTTTATATCAGATGATTATGTATCAGGGACTGATGTAAATGAAATTAATTTATTTTTTGATAGATGTAATACACAAAACAATAAATGGTTATAGACGAATTGAATGGATTGACGATTTATCTGGTGTATATATATTAGATGTACGTAATGTATTTAATTTGTCAATATAATGATAATTTGTTACTAATATACACTCATTATATAATCGTATATTATTTTTTATAAAATCTACATTATTTATTTCAATTTGATGTATTTTTGGTCTACCACATAAGGAACCCATTTATATATATAATATATTTTTATTTTTATTTAATTAAATAATGAAACAATGAAGTAAAATAATCATCCACTGTTGTTGAGGTGGTATAAGATTGAATATCTATACAATAATTAAAACAACCTTTTATTTTTTGTTGTTGAAAACAAATTAAATTTAAATAATTCGTTTTTAATAAATGCAATTCATAATAATTTAATGGTTTACTTAGAGAAGAATGTTTAACTATCCATGAATACACAAATATATGACAATGTAATGGATACAAATTATCATTATAAATAATATTATAGAATTCATTATAACCAAACCATTGATAAAACACATTTTGATATTTTGCATCAAAATGTGTTTTGGTGATATTTCGAACCATTGTCGATATATATTGTTCTATTGAATGTTCGGATTCATTGGGTGACAAAAACTTTACAAAATTCACAATCATACAATTTGTTGGGATAATATTGTTCATGTCAATATATTTTAAAAATAATAATATAACATCCTCTGTGAATGAATGATTTAATAATATTATATCTTTATCGCTACCAATACCTAGTGTTAATATGTCAATATTTTTTATTAATTCTATTTCATTAAAAATATCTACCACAATAATTAATATTTTTTTTGAACAATGAACTAAAAAGTTTGGTATCATTTGTAAAGTTGCATTTGAATTGATATTATTATTAAATTTGGATCCAATTGATAAATAATAAAAATCATATTTTTCAATTGAAGTGAATAAAATATTAAATTCATCGATTGTCTTTAAAATTTGTATCATTATTCTCTTATTATCATATATTAAAAACATAAACATAAATATCAATTTTTTATTTTTTAGATCGAATTGTTTTTCGTTTTTTTGTTTTTTTTTGTTTTTTTTTATATGTGCGTTTTTTTGATTTAGCTTTAGTTTTAGTTTTACCACCGTATTTTTTATTGTCTTTGTCTTTGTCGTCATCCATATCTTTGTCATCATCCTCATCTTTGTCTTTGTCATCATCATCCATATCACTGTCTTTGTCATCATCCATATCTTTGTCGTCCATATCACTGTCTTTGTCATTATCACTACTGTCTTTGTCATCATCACTACTGTCTTTGTCATCATCATCATCCATGTCACTGTCACTGTCTTTGTCATCTTTGTCATTACTACTACTACTATACCCCATGGAAGGTAAACTAGATAATAATGAGGAGGATTGATCATTTTTATTTTCAGTTAATGAAACAAATGCTAAAGAAACAGTAGTAACCCCGATAAATGCATAAGTAATTACTGGTATATCAAAAAAAGAATATTGTAGATGATTATTCGATTTAAAAATAGATGATATTGAATTAGTTATATCTGAAATAATTAATTTTGCATCATTTACCACAAAATAAGGATTATTGTTTTTAAAAAACGATTCCATTAATTGAAATATATATATATTATAATATATATTTCAATATTTATCATCTTACCTTTCTACGCTCTATATCATATCTCAAACTCGAAGATTATCTACTAAATTATGTTGTTTAATTAAATATAATTTGTCATTAATATGAATATCATACGATTTTAATTTATTAAGTAAATCAAAATAATAATTATTTCGTATAATTGAATTACTTTGATTTATTTCAAAAAAAGGAGGTTCTGGTTCAAATGCAAATGTATCATTAATTATTTCAAATGGAGTATAGGAAAGGGGAAGGGAGGAGGGTATACAATACAAATGTAAATTATTTTTTGTAAAATAATGAATAAATGTAAAATACAAAATAGAAATGTTCATATAATATGATGAGATGGATGAAATTCTTTATTATTATTTAATTATTATATTTCAATCAATCACAATCAATCAATCAATTATCCACAATAGATTTATTCTTTTTTCGTTGAATAAGATATTTTTGTTTCCATTGTTCTTTAATTTCTAAAGGACAAGTACAAACAAAATGTCGTTCCCATTGTTCTGGATCATTAAAAAATAAGAACTTGGGTTCTTTATTTTTATTATCGGCAGATGCATTACAAACTTTAAAAAACAAATTTTCATTTAAACTTCCCATATAACATCCTTTTTGATATACTCCCGTCACTGCATTACGAATTGTTGTCCCCATTGTATAAGGTGTATCATAAAATTCAATATTGACAAACTTGTTATTAATTTTTCTTTTAATTAAATTAAATCCCTTGTCAAGTTTTTTATAATCATTCAACAATTTTTGTTGTCTTAATGTTTCTGTATTTATTGAAGTGGTATCTGTTGCGAAATCGGTATAATATGTATCAATATTTGGTTCGTCAGAGGTGTTTTCATCATAATCCAGATTCATTTTAATAAACGAGAACAATACAAATTAATTAATTATAAAAATAATTGTATTTAATCTTTATATTAATTTATTTAATTTTATTTTACATATGAAGAATAAATAACAATACAATATATTATTATGAATATTTATGATGCATGGTCATATCCGACAAAATCCACTTTAGAAACAACTCCAATCGATTTAACATATTTAGAAAAATATAGTAATAAACGAAAACAAAAATTCATTTATATAGCGAATGATGAATTGACAAAATCATTGGATTTTATTAGAGAAGATGAAGAAATATTAAAAACATCACGAATATTTAATATCAATTTGTGTTTTTATACAATTTGTGAAGATTGTTTTGTTGAAATGAAATGTGATCAAGAGGAGGAAGATTCCGACAATGATGACGATTTTTTATTGGATATTCCTTCTAATAAAAATGATTTTTTCCCTTTTGTAATGATTTTATTAGATAATGGTAATTTTCCAACGATTCAATATGAATATTTGGAACATCCTCCAAATATAGACAATGAGGAAATTTCTTCAGAACAAATTTTATTTGAAACTGAATGTTTTATTAAATTAAATGATATCATGAATAATAGAATACATGAAATCATAAAAAATATAGATTCTATTAAAAATTTGTACAAAGGATTTGTTGAAAAAGAAGATGATAAACATGAATTGTATGCTTTTTTTGATATTACTCCATTTCAATACAAACCACCCGAATCATCAAATAATACAATTCATTGGGCAATAATGGATGAAATTCTTTATAAACAAAAAGTATTTTCTATTCCAATCTCCCCGAATGTTACTCAATTTTTCAAATATAATAATCATTTACAATATGTAAAAAATGAAAAAGGAGAAGAATATCCATTACCTTATCAATTATATATTTGTAAATCCGATTATGATAATTTATCAAAAACAGAATTTGAACAAAATGAATTAACTACGATTGAACACCCTAAATTATGTAATGCTTTTTATTTTACTTCGGATCCAACGAATAATGTTTTTATTGATAATTTACAACGATTTTCATGTTTTATAGTAAAATGTTTATATATTGAAGAAGATTTTTCAAATGCAAATGACGAGATGATATTAGCGGCATCTACTATTTATTTTCATGAAAATACTGTTCAATTCTGGTGTATTAAAAATATAACCCAATTCACTATAATCCCATAATAGTATTTATATTTTATGTAATTCTCTTACAAAACAAATTCCATACTTTGCATTATTCATTAAATGATTATAATATTTATTTTGTGTAGAAAGATCAAAACATTCATCCCCTCCATATAAAAATACTATTTGATTTTTATTGTATTTTTTAAATACATTATTCCAATAAGGAATATATGGATGATTCCCTTGAATATTTTCATCTGGTCCAACTTTTCCATAAATAATTAAATCCCAATATTTTTCATCAATCTTTTTAATAATCTCTTCTTCTGAAAAAGAAAGATTATCTTCTTTTAATCTTCCGGTGTAGGTAAAGCCATTACCATATGAATGACTTCGTTGTTCTTCTGTAATACTATCATATAAAAAATGCATTTTGGGATATTCCACTGCAACTCCTCCTTCTTGATTAATAGATCGTTTTAATCCAATCCATAATAGTTCTCTTGTATAATTAATTCCTTCATCACATCTTAATAATAAAACACGTTTGGGGGAATCCAATCCATATTGTTTTAATGTTTTAAAAAAATAAGTTGCAGTTGCACTAGTTGTACAATTTTGTTTTACATGTTCCATTATTTCATTCATATAATTATTATATTTTTCAATATTTTCATTTTTCCAAGGAAGTAATTCTTGAATTGATTTTAAAATGATTGATTTAGGAAAAGTAGTCATTGTATATGATGGACAATTTTCTAAATTTTCAAAAATAGGAATACATTTATTCGCTATTATTTCATAATGACGTAAACAATCCCATCCCCCTTTTTTTTTAGTATGTGCGAAATATGATTCGAAATATTGTTTATAATACAATGCTTCTTGGGTATGATCAAAATTATATTGATTACGATTTCCAGGAATAACAGAAGAAAATAATTGTTTTTTATTAATAATAGAATCATCTGAATTGGAAACACATTCATCTGGAATACAATAAGATAATGGATGTATATATTGCATTAAATAAGAATGATAGTTTAATGAATAAACATCCGAATGTGACAATGTATTTACAATTTGAATTGTATCATTTGTTTGATGGATACAATCCAACGATTGACCACCATAAAACAATGTTTTAGGAATAAATCTTTTTTTATTTTCATTTAAACTCAAAAAACTCATTATCCAACATAATGTACTATTACTGTGAATTAATACAGGAGCATCTTTTATTAATGCACAATCATGATTTAAATCTTCTTGAATAATGATAGGATTCCATTTATTAAAAAATTGTATATAATTAAATTCCCAATTATATCGAATACGATCACAAACAATAAATAAACGATTGAAATTTCCATAGTTCTCCAATATATTTAAATACCATTCGGGGGGAATAATATCACTTTTAGATGCCGGTAATTGTATAAAATCATCTAATCTTAATGAAATGACAATATCATTCTCATTTAAATCAGTTATTTTGTGACTGGAATGTAAATAAGTATATATATATTCTTTTGTATTGGAATTGGATTTCATCCAATAATCTTTATTGTGTTCATTATATAAAATATCTTTCAATTGTTCTTTATGTGAAATAAATAAATTGCTTTGTTGGAAATAACCATCACAAATAATATTTTTGTTAAAAAAATCAATTGGGGGGGTATATAAACATTCTTGAATATTTTCTTCATTCACTATAAATATATTTTGTTTATCCATTTCGGACAATAATTCAAAAGGTATATATTTATAATTATCATTATGTAGAAAAGATATTAATTTACAAGTTAAATATTGAAAAATATTATTTCCAGTTCTCCCACTTCTTTTAAATGATATTAAGAAAGACATTGAATGAATGAATAAATGAATTGTTAATATGATTTTATATTTGATTTATTTAACAAAAGTTAAATAATTATTTAACAAATGTAATTAAAAAGTCTTATAGAAGTAGTTTTAAAATATGACAACTTCCGAAATTCCAGATAATTTTAAAAACATTATCATTGATTTTACAAATGATTTAACATTGACTTTTCCAGAATATTCTCCATTGTGGAGTAAATGGAATTCTATAGAAACAACTACCCATGATTATAAACAATTATTTGAATATTCATTATCTATATTTCCAGAACGTTTTTTCGATATTTTATATCAAAATGATGATATATTTTTATTGGATTCGACAATTAATACATTCTTTTTACCAAATGTCGATTTCAAAATATTATTTAATTGTGAAAATATTAGTGATAAGACACAACAAACAATGTGGAAATATTTACAATTATTATTATTTACTGTATTAAATTCAATACAAAATAAAAATAAATTTGGAGAAACTATGAATTTATTTGATGGAATTGATGAAAATGATTTACAAGACAAATTACAAGAAACGATTAAAAGTATGACTGACTTTTTTACCAATATAAATATGAATGATTTAAATCCAAATCAAGAGAATGATGATAAAAGTAATAATGAAAGTAATAATGAAAGTAATAATGAAAGCAATAACAATAATGAAAAAAAAGATTTGTTTGATATTCCAAACCCAGAACTTTTACATGAACATTTAAAAGGATTATTTGATGGTAAAATAGGTAAATTAGCCAAAGAATTAGCAGAAGAAATTGCGAATGATATGAATAATTTTATAGATGATGAAGATACTCAATCAATTAAATCTACTCAAGATGTTATTAAATTATTAATAAAGAATCCCAAGAAAATGATGAATATGGTAAAAACAGTAGGAAATAAATTAAATGCAAAAATGGAAAGTGGTGAAATTACACAAGAAGAATTAATGAAAGAAGCCGGTGATATTTTCGGAAAAATGAAACATATGGGAGGGGGGCAAGACCAATTTAATGAAATGTTTAAAAATTTAGCAAAACAAATGGGTGGCAAAAATTCTAAAGTGGATTTAAATGCAATGTCAAATCTCATGAAATTAAATACTAAAAAAGAAAAAATGAAAGAACGTTTAAATCGTCGTAAAGAGAATAATATGAAAATGGCTTCTCCTCCTGAAAATGAAAAATATACAGTAGAACAAAAAAATGATAATACTTATTTATTTAAAATGAAAAATGATGAATCCTCTGCTAATTATAGTTTTGTAAATGAAAAAGAACAAATTAATGAAATTATGAAAGATTTTGAAAATAAAAATACCCCCTCCCCAATCCCTACAACTCCGAAAAAGTCATCCAAAAAAAAGGGAAAGGGAAAGGGGAATGGAAATTAAATGATATTGTTCTTCTTTCTTTTTATATGAATAAATGATATAATGTTTGGAAAAAAACAATTTATTAATTTCAATAGCGACTTTAACATATTTAAACATATTAATATACCTATTTTTTTAATAAGTTTAATTATTGGATTATTCTTGGTTTATATTACTGCACCATATTCGAGAACAATTTATGTATATCCGACCCCTGAAAATACAGAATTATTACAATATCGAGATAAAACAAATAATTGTTTTAATATAATTCAAAAAGAAGTGACTTGTCCCAAAAATGAATCCGATATTACAGAAATTCCTGCTCAATCATAATTTATTTCGGTGATTTTATAATTGTTTTTTATTATGTTGATACATTATAACAAAATGAATTTTAAAAGATTACTTAATACTCCCATTGGAATTGCATTTATTTCTATTTTATTAGGATTAGGATTAGCAACTTTATTTCGTAAAGTTTGTAAAGATCGAGATTGTATTATATTTAATGGACCGGTCATTAGTGATGTAGTCGGAAAAGTATTTAAACATGATGAAAAATGTTATAATTATAAATTTCATCCATCTACTTGTGATAATAACAAAAAAATTGTGGATTTAACGAATATTGATGATATCGAAAAAAATATTTAATTTGTTTTTTATTTTTTATTCTTCGTTCTTCGTTCTTCGTTCGTTCATCTATATAACATTTAGTTCATTATATATGTTATATAGTTTTTAATGTCCAATTCCAATGCAAATGTTACATCTACCCGTATTGTAGATTTGCCGGATTCAACTGGTC